ACAAAGCCAAGCTGATCGCCTCTGGTCTTGGTGATCCACATAATCTTTACGTTCGATTCGATCGAGGCTGATGGGACTTCGTACACGATTTCTTAGAAGGCTCGGATTGCAGCCTATTCCGCAGCAACAGCCTCGTCGTCGGCGCCGTAGTTACGCAGGCGCAATTATCTCGCGACTAACGAATGATTGGATGAGCACTCAGTCGAGTGCTGATGCCGAGATTCGCAACAGTTTGCGCAAACTGCGCGATCGTTCGCGGGAAATGGTACGGAACAATCCGTACGCAAAGCAGGCAAAGCGTACAACGCAGATAAACGTTGTCGGTAGTGGCATCAAGCTGCAATCACAAGTGCAGCAAATTCGCAGTCGTAAGCCAAGCGAAGCGATCAATCGACTGATCGAGGAGAAGTGGAGTCTGTGGACTCGCGCTCAGCATTGTGATGTTGCTGGTCGGCACAGCTTTCACATGATGGAATGGCTGGCGACTGGTGCATTGCCAGAGTCAGGTGAAGCGCTATTCAGGATTATTCGTCGTCCGTTTGGCGGTAGTCGAGTGCCCTTGGCGCTTGAGATGCTTGAGTCCGACGTTTTGGACGAAGAGTATCAGGGCCCAACGCTTGCTAAGAGGAATGAGTGGCGGATGGGCGTTGAGGTCAACGAATGGGGCCGCCCTGTGCGGTACGCATTTTTGACTCGCCATCCAGGTGATTACTGGTTCCAGAACGCACCACAGAAAGGCGACAAGCACGTATTTTTGCCCGCAGAGGATGTAATCCATCTGTTCATCCCAGAGCGTCCGCAGCAAAATCGCGGTGTGCCGTGGTTCCACCCTGTGATGAGCGATGCACATCAACTGCAGGGTTATGAGGAGGCAGCAGTAATCCGCGCCCGTGCTGGAGCATCGATCATGGGATTCGTTACGAGTCCTGAGGGCGAGCTTGAAGGTGATGACGTTGAAGACGGTCGCCGGATTTCAGAGTTTGAGCCTGGGATGTTCAAGTATCTGGAGCCCGGTCAAAACGTAACGGTGCCGAACATCGATTCACCGGATCAGCAGTTTGAGATGTTTGTGCGCAATAAGGTGCGCAGGTTTGCAAGTGGCTTTGGGTGTAGCTATGAGACGCTGAGCCGTGACTTTAGTGAAACCAATTACAGCAGCTCAAGGTTGAGCTTGCTTGAGGATCGCGAGCATTGGAAAGTCGTTCAGGCTTATCTGATTGAGCACTTCCACAATCGTGTGTTCCGCGAGTGGCTGAACCTTGCGGTATTGGCAGGGGAGTTGCCTTTTGATGACTACGACACTCGCCCTGAGCGTTACGACTCTCCTCGTTGGATGGCTCGTGGTTGGGATTGGGTTGATCCGCTGAAAGAGGCTAAGGCTTATCGCGAGATGGAGCAGGCCGGTTACATGACGAAGGCGCAAATTGTCGCGAAGCTAGGCGGCGATTTTTACGACAACCTTACTGAGTTCGCTCGAGAGCAACAAACAGCAAGTGATCTTAATGTTGAGCTTGACCGCGACATCATTGAGCAGCCGCCGGAGGTAATCGAGTAATGCCTGCAATGCCGACCGAGGGGATGCGCGAAGAAGCGCAGCGTTATAGGGACTGGAAAGAAGAAGGCCGCAAGGGCGGCACCGATGTCGCTGCTCGACGCGCTGGTCAGATCTTGAGCGGTGATGAGTTAAGTGATGAGACCATTGTGACCATGAGCGCATGGTTTGCACGTCATGAAGTAGACAAAGACGCTGAAGGATTTAGCCCTGGAGAGGAGGGTTATCCATCGCCAGGTCGTGTGGCATGGGCTGCATGGGGTGGCGATGCAGGTAAAAATTGGTCTGATCGACTTGTTGAGGCTATGGATCGCACAATTGACACTGAAGAGAGAGCAGAGCCTGATGGGCTCAAGGTTGGAGACTTTGTTCGCTGGAACACTCCCGGAGGCAACGCGCAAGGCAAGATCACGAAGGTAATTCGTGATGGACAGCTTGACGTACCTGGCGCAGAAGTTGTTATCAACGGCGAAGAAGACGATCCCGCAGCTCTAATTCAAATTTATCGCGAAGGAAGCGAAGGCTGGCGCGAGACCGATGTTTATGCTGGGCATCGCTTTAGTACACTGAAAAAGATCGCAGCATTACGCGCAATGGAAGTTAATCCTGAAGCGCCAGAAGTTATCGCAGAGGAAGAACCAAAAAAGGATCTAACTCGCGAAATTGAAGGCTCAAAGTTCCAGCGTGTTGAATCCACAAGTTTCAACATGCTTGACGATCGGAGCATGGAATTTCCATTCAGCTCCGAATATCCCGTGGTTCGTTATTTCGGCAACGAAGTCCTGAGCCATGAGATGGAGTCCGCGAATCTTTCGCGGCTCAATGACGGCGCACCGTTGCTGTTTAACCATGACCCAGATCGCATGATCGGCGTTGTCGAGCGTGCCTGGGTTGATGGAGAGAAAAAGCGCGGCTATGCCAAGGTTCGCTTCTCGCGCAATCAATTTGCGCAAGAGGTGCTCCAAGATGTTCGCGATGGAATCCTTCGCGGCGTTTCTTTCGGTTACTCCATCGATAAGATGGAGGAGCGCGAAAGTGATTTCGTAGCGACCAATTGGTCGCCTTACGAAGTAAGTTTGGCTGTTATTCCGGCAGACCCAACTGTAGGAATTGGGCGTTCTTTAGAGGACACCAATTCTGAGCCTGCGGCTTCAACCGCATCTCCTGTAAACACTATGACTGAATCCGTCATGGATAACACTCCTGACCTGGAGGTGATCCGGTCCGAGGCCGTAGAGGCCGAGCGTAACCGGACTTCTTCTATCGCAAAGCTGGGCGAGCGTCATGCTCTTCCTGATCTGGCACGTGAACTGATCGACGGCGGCAAGTCTGTCGATGAGGCCCGTGCTGCATTCCTCGAAAAAATCGGCACCCAACCCGTGGAACACAGCATCACCGCCAACGACCTTGGCTTGACCGAAAAGGAGACTCGCTCCTTTAGCTTCGTTAAAGCTCTGAACTTCCTGGCTAACCAGGGCGATGCTCACGCTCGTCGTGAAGCTGAGTTCGAGATTGAAGTTGGCGAAGCCGCAGCCAAGAAATACGAGCGTTCTTCTAACGGCATTGTGGTGCCTAACGAAGTCCTCCGTCGTGATCTGGTTGTAGGCACTCCTACCGCCGGTGGTGATTTGGTTGATGACGTGCTGCTGTCCGGCAGCTTCATTGATTTGCTGCGCAACCGCCTGTCGATTTCACAGGCCGGTGCAACCATGCTGACTGGTCTGCAGGGCAACATTTCTATCCCGCGCCAGACTTCAGCTGCTACTGCTTACTGGGTTGGTGAAAATTCTTCACCTACCGAAAGCCAGCAGGCCATCGATCAGGTGAACATGACACCAAAAACGGTTGGTGCCTTTGTTGACTACTCCCGTCGTCTTCTGCTTCAAAGCAGCACCGACGTTGAAGGCATGATCCGCGATGATCTTGCTCGTGTGATTGCTCTGGAAATTGATCGCGCTGCTATCTATGGCACCGGCTCTTCCAATCAGCCTCAAGGTCTGACCCTTGTTAGCGGCATTGGCGCTGAGACTCTTACCGGCTTCGGTAGCTTCTCTGAGTACATCGCGATGGAAACCGATGTTGCCGCAGCTAACGCTGATGCTGGCAGCCTGCGTTACATCATCAACGCTTCCGCTCGTGGCGCTCTGAAGTCCACCGAGAAAGCAACCAACACTGCTCAGTTCGTTTACGAGAACGACCAGATCAACGGCTATCCCGTGATCGTGTCCAACCAGCTCCAAAACAACGACGCACTGTTTGGCGACTTCTCCATGTTCATCATGGGTATGTGGTCCGGCTTGGATCTGACTGTTGATCCTTATGCTGGCGCTACTGCTGGTACTGTCCGCGTGATTGCACTGCAGGACATTGATTTCGCAGTGAAGCAGCCTACTGCTTTCTGTTTCGCAACCTGATTCTCATGAGAGTCGAGATCACACGCAATGTGATGATCAACGGAGAGCCTGTGAAAGCAGGCTCTTTTGTTGAAGTTGACCAAAGCATTGCGACCTTGCTGATTACCGGCGACAAGGCGAAGGTTGCTCCAAAGGAAGAGCCAAAGCCGGAACTGGAAATCCAGCAAAAGCCCGTGTCAAGACGCGGGCGTCAAAAAAAATCTTCCGCTGAAGACTAATGGCCATTCTTTCTGTTGGGCTTGAAAAGCTCTCCCATTTTGCGCTTGCTCCTACTGCTGAGCGCACTGCTGATCTTGACGGCACTGCCGTTGATCTGAATGATTACGAAGGTGATGTTGTTGTGATTCTCGATGTCGAGAATGGCGGCACTTCAACTTTGGACGTGAAGATCCAGTCTAGTGATACGTCTGGCGGCACTTACTCTGATGTAACCGGCGCTGCATTCACCCAGGTCAGCACCTCCGCTAGCAAGCAGGTTTTGGTTTTCGCTAAGAGCGATGCCAAGCGTTATGTGAAGGTTGTGTCTACAACTTCTACTTCCACCCACACCTATAGCGTTAATGCTTTTGGTGCGCTGAAGTACGCTTGATAGTTTTATGCGCCTAGCATAAAGTTAGGCGCTTTTTCATGCCTTGATAAGGCCAGCCAGTTATGATGTTCGAGTAAGGAGCTAGGCGACAGATGAGCCTTCCACGAATCGGTGGCTTTTCGGCCCCAGCAACTGCAGATTTTGCGGATCTTGACTACGACGGCAGCAGTCGTTTGACTACGATTACCTATAAGCAGGGTGGTTCTGGTGGCCATGTCGTTGGTGTTTTGAATATTACTTATATCGGTGCTGGCACCGATGTTGACACCGTTTACTGGACTATCTGATCATGCCATACAAGTACAACCCACTACTGGGAATTGGTCTTGACGAAGTAGGCACCGGCGGCGGCGGTGGAAGTAGTACTCTTGGCGGCCTAACCGACGTAACGGTTAGCGCACCTTCGGCTTGGCAGGTGCTGGGATATGACGCGGATGCAGGGGTTTGGAAGAACACAAGCCACATCCATGGCAACCTTGCTGGTGGTATTTATATCCACATCAAAAACACTGATTCTGTTCAGTTAGATAAAGGTACGCCTTTTTACATTACTGGAACGGTTGGCGCCAGCGATCAAGTAGAGGTCCAAGCTGCAGATAGCGCTGATCCACTGAAGGGTCCAGCGGTTGGCTTGGTCGAGGAAGATCTTGCCGTCAATGGCGAAGGCAATGGTGTCATTATTGGCGAGATTTTTCAGTTTGATACTGCTACGCCTAGCTGGTCCACTAATGATGCGCTGTATGTAGCGAACACTGGCGGTCTGACAAATGTTCAGCCCACTAGTGGCTATCGGCAAATCGTTGCTTACGTTGGTCGCGTCCATGCAAGCACTGGAACGCTTGTTCTAACTGGAGCAAGCGTTGACCCAGTTGCTGGAAGCAATGGTCAGGTTCAGTTCAACGATAACGGCGGCTTCGGCGGCGACGCAGGGCTCACTTACAACAAAACCACCGACGAGCTAACAGTTGCCGGTGACATCAACCTGGACGACGGCGGCACATTTAGCACCACAGTCCAATCCGTAACACCAACTGCCAACCGCACGATTAGCTTCCCGGATGCAACGGGTACTGTTGCACTCGTCAGCGGCGCCAACGGCACAATCCAGTACAACGACGCTGGAACGATAAAAGGTAACAGTGATTTTACTGTTGACCCCGATTGGAACGATGCTTCGACAGTATTTACTGGGTTAAAGCTGAATGTAACCAACACTGCAAGTGCCAGCGGTAGCAAGCTGCTGGATTTGCAGAGTGGTGGCACAAGCAAACTCTTTGTAACTAAT